GACAACATTATTTATTTTTACAATGTCATTTATAGTTCCTGTCATATCATCGTGGGCAAAAATGAAAAGATAAGTACAATCTCTAGCTCCATACATAGTATCTGGGTTAACTTCTAAATTCTTTCCCCCATTAAAATCTTTTCTAAGAAGTACAGGGGATTGCCACATAGGAAGGTAGTAGGCATCTGAAATTCTAAACCTCATAATGCCCCTTACCCACATTCCTTGAAGTCCATCCATAGCGTCATAATCAAATTCATATGAACGTCTAGGTACTTGCCTTAATTTTATTCTCTGTTCTTTCCCGCTGTAAGAAGTTATTATGTCAGTGAGAAAGCTGTATTTTTCTTTTATTCTTGACATAATTCACTCCTTAATAAGCAAAGTTGGGCGAAAGATCGAGGACATCAATCAAGTATCTATCATAGTTATCTGTTGTAAACCTTGATACAAATATAAACCCATCCCAAATCAGCCAAGGTTCATAAATAGGTCTGTTATTTTGAAGCTCTCCATCCCGAATTACTTTATTTAGCTTTGGATAAAGCCCATGCGCCCATTCTGGTAAAGTCCAATCCCAATAAATAGGCTGTGCTTTATGTGATATGGGTGTTGGAATTACAAGTTGACAAATTTTTTGTACCTTACTTGTAGCCAGTATATCTTCTTCAAAATCTTCTATTGCTAGATAGTGGTTATCCTTATAGGCAATAACTTCACCTTTTTTATATTTTGCCCCTTGTGTATAATATCTGATTAGGTTTCTCGATTCTACTTTTACTTTTAATGGATTTGGGTCATTAAATCCACATTTATAAATATGTTCTTCGTTATTGATAATAATGGGAGGTTTTTCTTTCTTCTTTTCTTCCCCACGACGCTTTTCTTCCTCTTTCTTTTTATCTGGGGGAAGATTAGGATCAATAGGTTTTTCTGTGAAAGAATCCCTTATCCCTATATACATATTATCTATTTGAATCTCTGCAAGTCCATCTTGCACAATTATATGGATATATTCCTTCTTGCCATCCATTTGCTTTTGAATAGGCTCATAAAATTCTGTATTCTTTGATGTGTCTATATTTATATTTGCATAAGAATAATTATTAGGTGCAGAAATTAAGATATTTACATCTTTACCATTAAGTTCTATTCTTGCTATGTAGTTCTTAGTAGGTTCTTCTTTTGAGTTTAATACCCAAGAATTCCCATCTTGTGTAAGAAGTGAGTTTCCATTGATTCCTCCACCACTTACTATTGTGTAATCCTGCCTAATAAATACAACTCCATAACCTACTTTTGGCTTTACAACTTTCTTGTAGAAAATTGCTTCTCTATAAATATCATAATCTACATAAAACCAATTATGTGGTAATGGTTTCTGTGGGAATTGATAATGGTTGGTTGCTGTTGTAGGTGACTTAAATCCAAATGGATTATAATCATATACTATATCATTTGGTTTTATTGGATTATCTGGTGTTACTTCTTTTCTTTCTAAATATTCTGCCCAAGCATACCCATTAAATGAATCTACCATGTATCTTAACTTGTAAGAATTTATGAACTTCTTTGGGAAGTTTTCTCCCACACCTTGTGGTAAGTTCATTATCTCAAAATCAAAATCTGCCATCTTAAATTTTGCAGGAATTAAGAAAGGTAGTTTAGCCTTTCCACCTTCTGATTCAAGGTAAATCTCAAATTGATGTGTTTTGTGAATAGTAAAATCTATTTTCATGTCAGCAAAAGAATTTACATTTGAGAAATTTCTTATGAGTGTACCATGATCATCATATACCTTAAAGGTTCTATCTGGATAGTTAAATTTATACAAATATCCTTTCTGCCATGTTAATATGTCTGTTCCTGTGTATGCTCCTATGTCTAGTTCTTTTAGGTTATTGTAAAATCTAAAGTTTACTAAGTCTCCATAATATTTTGATACTCTTGAAGATATTAGGTATTCTATTTCTGCTATTCTTATGCCATTTGCAAAAGGCTTGCCAAAAGTTAGATTAGATAGTCCTGGGGGTTCTTGATAACTTAGATTTTCAAAAAGTAATGTTGCTAACCACTTATTGCTCATAATGATGTTTCTCCCCATGTATTACTTTCATATTTATAATAATGTAGTTGACTACCATAACCAAAGTTGCTTCTGTATGTAAATCCATCTTCTACATTCATCTTGTGGTATTTTCCTTTGCCGTCAACTTTATAAATCTTATTAGAAGGCTTCCATGTAGTTTCATTATCCTGCCCTGTGGCAATACCATTCTTTTCAGCAACAATTACTAATGGGCATTCATCATAGGTCATTGTTATGTTTCCCTTAGTGACAATGGTATCTCTACATACTTCATTAAGATATGCAACAATATCATTTTCACTTTCTACATACCCTATAACTCTAGGTACTGCATAAATGATTTGCTTTTCATATTTATTATATGAATATAGATTCTTTTGCTTGTCAAATGTTTGAATTTCTAATACAGTTGTGTTTCTCTGTTTTAGTTTATCTCCCATTTCTCTACAATATCTTGACCAATCAAGTTCCATTTTATTGACATTATGCTTTATGCCATCATCATCTGTGTAGAGGGCATCTTCTTTAATGTCAAATTCTACTTCTCCGCATTTTACCCTTAGTACATTCTGTGTAGTTTCTGCATTAAGAATATCTGTGTCTGAGGTATGTTCATAAATATTGTAATCTGTAAACTTATTTCTTCCCTTAAACTTAAATAACACATTACCTGAGAAGGTTTTTTCTGCAGGGAATTGATATTCATATTTTGTGAGTTCTCCTCTATCTATGGTAAATTTAAGGTCTGCCATGATTGAAGGTGATTCACTTCTACGCCGTGTTACAAACCCTTCTGTTTTAGCATAATCAAATTCCATGCTATCTGTTACTGTATATGTAGTAAGTTCAAGAGATTCAGTTGCTATTTCTCCTGCCCTTGCTACTATTTGTGTCCCTGTTATTGAAATTCCTGTGCCAAAGAATATTACTGTACTTTCTGCTGTATGAACTCCTGGGATTGTATCAAAACATCCTCTAATTACACCACTAAGATTATAGTTTCCATTCGGCAAAAGAGTTATCCTATCAAAAGACATTATTTCATCATCTACTAATACCATGTTTAGCCCACTCTTATTATTATACATATATGGGTCTGAATTTCTTTCTTTAATATAATCTGCAAAATCTTCTTCTGCGTTATTGCCTAAACCCTTTAGTTCAAAACCTTCTGCCAGATGATCATAACGCTCTAAGATTCCATACATTACTCTACCTATCATAGAATACTTAGTGCTTGTAGCTGACTTCTTGTATGTTCCTGCTACCCTACGCCATACATGCCACCCAATACAGAAGTTTGAAGGCTGTGCGGCAAAGACATGAATGAAAGTATTTAAGTCTCTTGAATACTCAAATGGAAGCTCTACATATTGATACCTACCAATTTCTTTAGGTGGATGTCCTGTGTCTGTCCAATCTGGTATATTACTATAATCATATTTAAGACTATCAAAGCCAAACACATCTTCTAGCGCGGTTATCTTGATTTTGCCGTCTGTTAGTGTTCCATAGTCTATATCTGAAATTCTATATACTTGCTTTTCTATGCCATAAGGTTGCCATGTTACTACTACTACATCACCTATTGCTAGATTATGTCCTAGCCTATTGCAAGTTATTTCAACAGAAGAAAGTGGATAGCCTAGAGAAAGTAATTTATTTTCTCCCATCCACTTAGCATTTTTAGGTGTTGTAAAATATGAGCCATCTATTGATGTTTCTGTGTAGTTTTCTGTAATATGAACATTTGATTCATCAAATATTGACATGGTACTCTTATCATATTTTTCTACGTCCCCTGCGCCTGTAAAATCTACTGACACGGCTGACATAGTTTCTGACCAATCTAGTCTTGTAAATTCCATTGATGAACAATTATTCTGTCTCTTATCCCCATCTGCCTCTGCCGACTATCCCCCTTGTCTACATCTCTTTGG